TCAAGTAAGGGCTATAAAATGAATTGTACTAAATAAAAAAGGTCTAAAAAAGGTCGAAACATCAATAAAATAAGGTCTTTCAAATGTTTTATTATAAAAAGGTCGAAAAATTAAAACGTCCATTTTACTTCCATTAACTACCATTCTACTTCCATTTTTAAACGCTTTAAAGGTTTGTTTTAAAGCATTACTTCCATTAGACAGTACGAATATACCAAAAAGGTTAATTAAAGCCTTAAAATAAAGCGATTAAACGCATTTTAAAAACCATTTAAACAGGTTTTCAATCCCTCCAATCGAGGGATTTTTTTGTTTTAAACGGTAACGCTTTATTTTTTGAAATTTTAAAAAAGGTATGCAGTTAGGTATGCAATTAGGTATGCAAAAAGACTATTTTAATAGATAATATTTATATATATAATGCCATAAAATCGATAAAAAGGCATAAAAAAACGATAATAAGTATAGGGATAATGCCCTTTTATTTTTACAATAAGTAAAAAATAAAAAGCTAAATACCAGTTAGTTATGTCTATTCAAGCCTTAAAACACCCACCACAATTGCTATCTTATATATAGACGATTTACTAATTGGGAAAGGAGGATATTCTTTATTATCCGATCTGCATTCCAAATAATCGACATTATCAGCTATCGGGAATAATCTTTTTACCATTGGTCCCTGATCAGTATCTAAAACGTAAATCTTTCCCCATTGAAAGAATGAAGTATCGGTAACGGTCCTACAACCTAACAAATCCCCGCTACTGTATTTCGGATACATACTGGAACCGCTAACCCTTATAATATATTCGACACCTCTTTGGGTAAACTCAGGTATAACATAGCCATCAATGATATCCTTTTCCAAAATCTGAACACTCCCGTTACCTATACCCGCCATTGCTTCTATAGGTATTAAAGGAATTATTGTTTTAGATTCTTGTATAAATGATTTTTCTGGTTCATTTTTCAGTATTTCATCTTCAATTTTTGAATCTGATTTTATCATTTCCCCAGTTCCTGTCAATAGCCATTCTGGATTTATAAATTCAAAGCGAGAAATTAAATTCTGTATAGGTGTTAAACCCGCATTTGTTCTTTTTTTACAGATTTCTGTAATTAAAGAAGTGCTTACTCCTATTTCATTTGCAAATCCTTTAGGCGTATGGATAATTTTTGCAGTTTTCAAATATTCATAAACCTCTAAAAATCTTATAGTTATATCATTCATTTTAAAAATATTACAATTTTCTGTAAAATATTTATTGTAAATACAGATTTCTGTATATATTTGTATTAATCAAAATACAAATTAAACAATGAGCAAACCTAAACAAAAAAAAGCAATATACAATGATGATATCATCAAGGGCTTGATTCAGAAGTATGGCTTTAAAAGAGATTATATTTTAAAATCCATAAGAGGGGAGCGAACAGGTACATATCCTTTAATTATTAAAGAGGAGTATCATAAACTCGACAGAGAGGCAAAAAAAGCTGTAAACAAAAAGATAAATGAATTGTAAAAGTCTTTAAACTCTGTTTAAACATGTATCAATACCACAATAACACCCTTTCAATTCCGGCAAAGCTTCTTTATGAAGATTTATCATTGATGGCATACAGAACTTATATGTCTTATTGCCAGCGTGGAAAGCTGAAACGTACCAAAGAAGGTCGCGGAAAAGGCAACGAGGCATTTGTAGCTTTTGATAGCTTGGAACCAACGCATCAGGAAATCATCCGAAACGTTTTAGGCGATCCAGCTAAGGCCGGTAACATCATTTTTACAGACTATATCCGGGAGGATGCTGCCGCAGAAAAGTTTTTCAACGACTATACATTAGACAGCGGTGATCCACTTCCGGAAAAGAACATTCGCGAGTACATCGCTAACGCTAAGATATTGAATGCTATTCAGTACATCCTTTCCTCTACTATGGGTAAAAGAAAAGCGTTAGGATCAAAGGTTAAGCCGTGGCCTAAAATTGTGGAAGTGGTTAAGGAATTGCCAAAGCATACTTACCCACACTCATTGCCTAATTCCGAAAAACGTTTGCGTGATCGTTATAACAAATATCTAAGTGAAGGTTATCAGACTTTGGTACATAGTGGATTTGGCCATAAAAACGCCGAGAAAATCAACGACAATGCCAAACATTGGGTATTAGCTAGATGGTCTGACAGAGTTAAAAAGTGTACCGGTTATGCTCAACTGCTAAAAGAATACAACCAAATGGCAGAAGACAACGACTGGAAACCTTTAAAATCAGAGCAATCGTTGATTAACTACTTAACTGATCCTAAAATCGAGCCACTTTGGTACGGATTCCGTTACGGAGAGCTGAAATCGAAAGAAAAGTATAGCTACCAGCAATCGACAAAACTTCCTAGCCTTCGCGATTCGCTTTGGTATTCCGACGGTACGAAACTGAACTACTACTACCAGGATGAAAACGGAAAAATGCAGACATGCCAGGTATATGAAGTTTTTGATACTTACAGTGAGGTTTTCTTAGGCTATCACATTAGCAATACAGAGGATTTTGAAGCACAATATCAAGCGTATAAAATGGCTTTACAAATTGCCGGCCACAAACCTTACGAAATCAAATTTGATAACCAAGGAGGTACTAAAAAACTGGAAGCGCAAAGCTTTTTAGGCAAACTGGCAAGGCTAACAACCCGAACAGCTCCTTACAATGGTAAATCCAAAACGATTGAGAATGCTTTCGGACGCTTCCAACAGGAATATTTAAAACAAGATTGGTTTTTTACCGGGATGAACATTCAAACGAAAAAAACTGAAAGCAAAGCAAACATGGAATTCATCTTGGCTAATAAATCCAGTCTTCCAATGCTTGAACAGGTAAAAGAAGTTTATAAAATGAGACGTCAGCAATGGAATGAAGGTCTGCACTCTAAAACCGGAAAGCCACGTATAGAAATGTACCTAAACTCTGTAAACCCGGCAACAGCAGAAGTGAACATTTGGGATATGATTGATATGTTTTGGATTCAGAGAGATTTACCGGTTACCTGTACACCTTATGGAATTGGTTTCACTCACAAAGGTCAGGATTACAATTATATGGTTAACAATGAAGACAGAATGCCGGATATTGAATGGTTACGTAACAACATAGATAAAAAGTTTGTTGTGAAATATGATCCGGACGATATGACTTTGATTCAGCTTTACGAAAACACACCGCTTGGATTAAGAAGAGTAACCACAGCAGAGATTAAAGTCGAGATACACAGAGGCCGTCAGGAACAGGAGGAATGGGAAGCATCATTTATCAAGCAAGTTGAAAATGAAAATAAGCGAGTTCGCATCCAGGCACGAGATAAAATGGATGAAATCCTTGCAGCTCACAATATGAGACCTGAGGACTACGGATTAAACAGTCCGGCTTTGAAAGGTATTGAAACCTCGAGAGGCAAAAAGCAAAAAACCGACATCGGACAAATTCAAAAGAAAGAATCTAATGCGGTTTTCGCTGGAGACGCAGATGAATATGACATCTACGACAATATGTAACTAACCTTCCGATGATTCCCCAATCAGTATCGGAGCTAATATGAAGCAAAATTATGAATACAGAACAAAAACAACAAATTACCGAGAGCCTAAGATTATTTTGCAGCCAAAAAGGCTCTCAAAACAAAGCGGCCAATTCATTGAAAGGAGTTAGCGCCGGAACCATCAGCCAAATCTTAAACGGAAAGACCGATTTAATTGCTGACGAAATGTGGAGAAACATTGAAGCTCAGTTAAAGCCTACATCATCCAAAGAATGGCAAACAGTTGAAACGAGAGACTTCAAAACCTTAAACAGACTGTTTTCAGATGCACAACAGCATAGCAATGTTTTCGCAGTTGTTGGCGATGCCGGAAGTGGTAAAAGCAAAACCATTGAAATCTATTCCCAAAACAATGAGAACGTATTCAAATTAAGCTGCTCAGAGTTTTGGAACAAAAAATATTTCTTACAAGAGCTACTTCAAAGCATGGGACGTGATTATTCAGGCTTGACAGTTGCCGAAATGATGCACGAATCAGTGATGCAAATTTTAAAGCGAGAGGATCCTGTCATTGTTTTAGATGAGGCAGATAAATTGACAGATCAGGTCCTTTATTTCTTCATCACATTATACAACAAACTGGAAGACAACTGCGGTATTGTTCTTTGTGCTACCGACCACTTGGAAAAACGCATCAAAAGAGGTCTTAAAATCAACAAAAAAGGTTACAAGGAGATTTATTCACGCATCGGAAGAAAGTTCATTGAATTAAACGGTGTAGGCTTCACAGACGTTACTCAAATCTGTTTAGCAAACGGAATCGAAGACAAAGCAGAAATTAAAAAGGTTTGGGATGATTGCGAGTGTGATTTGAGACGAGTAAAACGAAAAATACACGCCTTAAAGCAAAAACAATATGCAACAACCCAAGAAGATTAAAAGAGCTGTTTCGGTAGCGGAGTTAAAAAGTAAAAAGTTCAAAACCATTCCTCTAAGCCACGAGTTCAAGAAGCTAATAGGAACCCCGGAAGATAATGGAGTGTGGATTGTGTGGGGGAATTCAGGCCACGGAAAATCAAGGTTTTTAATGCTATTGGCAAAAGAGCTGGCACGACACGGAAAAGTCATTTACGACACACTTGAGGAGGGTGCAAGGCTATCGATGCAGAAAAACGTACTTGATACCGGAATGGATCAGGACGAAAACATAATGAAAAACTTTTTGATTCTCAACAGGGAACCCATCGAAGAGTTAAAGGTTAGATTGAGACGAAAGAAGCATCCTCGTTTCGTGTTCATTGACAGTTTTCAATATACCGGCCTTACCAAAAGGCAGTATATCGAGCTAAAAGAAGAGTTTACAGACGTGCTATTTATCATTAACAGCCACGCTGAAGGTAAAGAACCACTCGGAAACATTGCAAAGTTCGTTCGATACGATGCCGATGTTAAAATACGGGTTGAAGGTTTTAAGGCTTTTCCCGGTTCACGATTTGGAGGCGGCGAACCGCTGACAATTTGGGAAGAGGAGGCCGCAAAATATTGGATGGATTTAAAACAATAACAAAATCAGTCATGAAAACAACAGCAGCAAAATTAGGAATGACACCGGAGCTTTACGAATGGGCAATTTTAGAAGCATTTACAAAATGGTGCGGTAAATACGCCCACAATAACGATCAGCTTCAGGAATGTTTAACCAACCAAAGATTATTCAACTGGTTTCAGGCAGAATATCGAAAACTGGAAAAGGAATTTGAATGGCTTACAGCTCCATTTGAAACACTAAAGGAAGTCGATTATAAAATGTGCTACAAAAAATGCACAGAAAAGATTTTCGACATATATCCAAAGCCTTTGATTGAAGAAATAAGAGGTTATCCGGTTCAAAAGTCAATACCGGTATCAGGAATCAAAATCAAGTTTAACCAATTACTGAATTAGCTATGACCCCTACACAAATTGAGAACAAAATTAGAGAGCTTGAGTACTGGTTGGAACACAACCACGCTCACCCGGACAGAGCCACAGTGTCTGAAGATTTGAGAAAACTGAAAGAACAACTGATAAACATGGAAGCCGATGCACCTGGAGGAGATTAACAACAGACTTGACGACCTTTTTTTGGTGTTGGTTTACTGCTCATTTGGACAAAGAACCTTTTCAACCGGTCAACGAATTTGCATCAACCAGGAGCGCGCTGCTCTTTTAGACAGAAAGAACTATTTGTTTGATTCCTTACCACTATCCGAGGTAAGAGATTACAAAGTTCCGGAGCAAATCGAAGAAAGAATACAATTCACATTAAATAAAATAACCGATATCGATTGGACAGCACCAGTCATTAACCTTTAAAAACAGAAAGCATGAATGCAAAAATTTTATTAGACATCGTTCAAAAACCAACTGAAACGCCTAACAAGTTAGAATGTCAGGTTAAAGTAGAAATAGATGGAACTGGAGCAGCTATCACAGTAGCGCTAATGGAAGTTTTTCGAAAATCACCTGAATTATTCAAATTATTTAAGAAGGCAGTGATAATGACGGATCAAGCCAAAAGCATTGAAGAAATAGCGGATTTAATTAAGGATTAAGAATGAATACAAATGACATCGAAGTAAAAGAACCACAAATTTTAGGAGAAATGAATCAGGAAGAAATCGATTTAACCAAGTTAAGCAATGAGCAGCGAAAAGAAATGCTCAGAAAACTTAAAGAAGACGAACGCAAAGAAAAAGAGTTAGCTAGAAAAAACAAGGAGACTTTGCAGACACTAACCGAGGAGGTAGTGGATAACAATGTAGACTTTTTTGTTAACGCTCAAGGCAGTGTTGAGGAGGCAATTATTAAACTATTTACCGAGGCCGAAACCATTATCGAAGCAAGAGGCGAAACTTTTGGAATTGAAAAGACAGAGCAGGATTCCCATACCATGACAAAAAAGGACGGCTCCGCATCTATCAAAATTGGATGGAATGTTAAGCCAACATTCGACGGAACCGAGAGTGCCGGGATTCAAAAAATCAAGCAGTATATGTCATCCTTAGCCGGAGAAACTGAAAACGAAAAATTACTCATGGACTTTTTAAACATTGCCTTGAAAACAGACGTTCAGGGCAATTATAACCCCAAGAAGATACGTGAGTTAAACACCATGAGAGAACGTGCTAACAGCGACTTATTTAACGAAGGCATGGACATCATAGACAGTGCTTTGATTGACATCAGAACCAGCATGTATGCAAGGGGTTACAAATTAGTTGCAAAAGAGAATGAAATACCGAAGCGCGTAGAGTTCTCTTTCAGCATAAAGTAGGTTAGTTAGTTGGTCATCCCGGGTGGCGGAAATGGAAGACGCTAACCAGTTTAATAAGGGGCTACGGTAGCAATATTGGCGACATTATTAAACGTTCAGGTTCGAATCCTGATCCGGGAACAAAATTTTAAAACAACAGCAAAATGAAAAAATACGTGGTATCATTGATTTACACCGGAAATAAGGGTAAATATATACACAATGAACTTTGGGTAGTACAAGCAAAAACAGAAGATAAAGCCATCGAAAAGGCACAAAAATCAGCGTCAAAATCAGCAAGAGAATATTATTTTCAGTTTGCTACAATTATGGAAATATTATGATAGCAACTAAAGACCAAAAGTTTCACATTCGCCGCAATTGTGCTTACAATGAGGATATAAAATGTGAGTGGGTTCAATGGGCCACCGGAGATAATTCCAAAACGAGTCTCAATGATTTAACCTTTGACCAAGCTAATAAGATTTTGATTCAACAGGGCGGTTCACCCCACACTCCCGATAATTGGGCCGTGTTTGACAAAACCAACAAAAAGCACATGGTTATTATCAGTTTGATGCGTCAGGCACAATGGGTAAAGCCTCATGACAGATATGGAGAGGTCGCTGATATGGAAAGGTTAAGTAAGTTTTTGCAATCGCCAAAATCACCAATTACAAAGCCACTCCAACAGATGGAACCGGAGGAGCTCGAACGAATTATCAAAGCATTAAAAGGAATTGTAAAATCAAAGTATAAGTAAATGGAAAAGTTTGTAATAGTATTAATTATCTGTATTGCCTTTGGTGGCTTTGTTGGCCTTCTTTTGAAATTCTTATCGTCCGATTTTCTTGAAGATGGTGAATGCCAACATCACAACACCTTTACCAGTGTAAAAAAAGTAACGGCAACTTGTGAAACAACTACAACAGAATGTATGGACTGCGGTAAAGTGTTATCAGGACCTAAAACAGATTGCCGATGAAAGCAAAGTACAAATTTAAGACACAACCCCCACCGGGGCAATACGGAACCTGGACAACTGAAGACGGATTCAAATGTTACACAGACAATCGTGCTGCCGCAGTACGATGGTATAAAAGATGGCTAGATGAAAATAGAAATAAAACTCAGTAACGATCAAATAATGGCTATTTGCAAGCTGCTTGATTTATTGGAGCATTTAACGCCAACTACAAAGCCAGAGGATAAACTGATCAGATCGATAGCCTTTGAAGTTTGGGATAAGTTTCAAACCATCAAAAAGAAACTTGTAAAGAGTCATGATCTATTCGATTCCAAAAAAAAGAAAGTGACTTTAAAGTATTACGAAGCTTACGGATTGCTAAAGATAATCAGGGAAACCATCCCGCTTATTTATGATCAGTACAACCATGCAATACTATGCAAATTGAGTAACGAATTAGATCAGAAATTATCATGACAAATCAGTTAACGACATATCGGGCAAAAGGTAAAGATTTGGGTTTGGAGTTCCTGTTTAAATATGATTTGAACGGTAATTTAAGGCTTTTTGAAATCGTAACCGGAGAATTAAACGAGGTGCAAATCGCATGGCTTTACAACCGGTTTCCTGCTACGGAGCACATGATGAAAACTATTTGGATGGGAAACCCAAACTACCGGCAAAAATTCGAGGTTCAGACTTCCCCTGCTGATTTATCCTTTGAGGCATTTTGGAAGATATGGAACCTGAAGGTTAAAAAGGAACTGGCAGAAAAAGCCTGGAACAAATTAAGTGAAGCCGATAAGATTAAATGTTTCCTGAATCACAAGCCGTATCAGGATCATCTGAACAAAACCGGTCAAGCAAAGGCGCACTTAGTTACATGGATAAATCAAAAGAGATACAACGACGAATATTAATTAAACAACAGTTATAAAATGAGTAAAACTTTAAAAATCAACATTCCAGAAGGATTCAAAATTGATTCCTTCAATCAAGAAACTGGAGACATTTCATTTGCTCCAATCCCTAAAGACATCATGGAGCAAATCCAAAGCTTTGAGGACGTTTGCGCCCTTACCGGTAAGAATCCGGAAGATTATGTATGCAACAGCGACGATCAGGATGATATCGCCGCAAATGCTCTTAAAATGGCTTTGCTAATTTCAAGAGCTTACAACGAAAGTTGCAACAAGAAACTTGACTGGGACAATGATAATCAGCCAAAGTATTGTCACTGTTACTACAAATCGTCTGCCGGCTGGTCGTTGAGCTTCGTCGATATCTGGCGCTCGAATGCGATCTGCGGCTCCCGCCTTTATTTCGTAGAATCGAAACACGCGCAGGACGCTTGGAATAAATTCAGTCACATTTACATTAACCTAATCAAATAATCGAAATGAAATCAAATATCACTACAATACAGGAAGCATTCATTGCTCAAGGAATCGACCCGAATGTAAGACCGGATGTTTCAATGCTGCCGGAAATTGACAAAGTGCCAACCCTTCACGAATTTGAACGATCAGTCTTGATCAGAGCATTAAACAGCGAAGGACTTGACAAAACTTGGGAACCGGACTATACCGATTATGACCAGGATAAATTCGAGCATGTATATTACTACGATGAACAGGCCGGCTGGTCGTTGCACGGCGTCGGTGACTGGCGCTCGTATACGCTCTGCGGCTCCCGCCGAGTTTTTAGAACGAGGGAAATCGCGAATTACGCTTGGGAGCAGTTTCCGGAGTATTTCAAAAACTTGTAACAAAAATTAAAGGTTGTGTATTGGATGCTGTGGTTTGGTTCTCGTCTGCCGGCTGGTCGTTGAACAACGTCGATAACTGGAACTCGAATACGAACTGCAGCTCCCACCATGTAATAATCTTAAATCCGATACAAACCGTGCCCCTTGGCAAAAAATCACAACGTTAAAAGGTCGTTAGTATTCAATTCTTGTCAAGAAACCGACCTAACACTACAAAGGCTATGAAGCGAAAAAATAACCTTTATTCTCAGATAATTTCTATTGAAAACCTCCAGTTAGCAGATGCCCGCGCCCGAAAAGGCAAAGGGCATCAATCGGGGGTTAAAATTCACCAAAAGAACCAGGATAGAAATATCGAGCATTTACACCAAATGCTATTGAACAAAGACTACAAAACATCTGCGTATTCCACTATGACGGTTTACGAACCAAAGGAGCGAATTGTTTATAAATTACCATACTTTCCTGATCGGATTACCCACCACGCAATACTGAACGTTTTAGAGCCGATTTTCACACGTTTATTTACAGGTGATACCTACAGCTCAATAAAAGGAAGAGGAATCCATAAAGCATCAGAAAAGCTGAAAAAAGCCCTAAAGGATTTCCCGAACACAACGTACTGTTTGAAGCTCGACATTACCAAGTTTTATCCAACGGTTGATCATGAGATTTTAAAAAGTCAATTGCGACGAAAATTCAAAGACCGGGATTTACTTTGGTTACTGGATGAGATTATCGACAGCGCTGAAGGTCTTCCAATAGGAAACTATTTAAGCCAGTATTTCGCCAACTTTTATTTAACCGGTTTCGATCATTGGATTAAGGAAACCATGAGGGTAAAAAACTACTTCAGATACGCGGATGATATCGTTATCCTTTCGGTAAGCAAAGAGGAACTACACGCCCTTTTAAACAGTATTGAACGGTATTTAAAGGATAATTTAAACCTGAGTATAAAAGGTAATTTTCAAGTGTTCCCGGTTGAAGCTCGCGGAATCGATTTTGTAGGATACGTTCATTATCACACGCATACACTTATGCGAAAATCAATCAAAAAGAATTTTGTCCGTGCCGTTAAAAAACGCAGAAAAAAAGAAACCATTGCTGCATATTGGGGATGGGCGAAACATTGCAACTCAAAACATTTAATTAAAAAAATAGTACCCGATGAGCCACAATTTCAAAGATTTCGGAATACCAGCTGAAGTAACCTACTTAATAGGCAAAAGCATTTCGTTAGATCATGTATTGAACCTACCTATTAAAGTCCTTGATTTTAGAATAGGACCGTCAAAGAAAAAGCCAAATACAGAGTACCTAACACTACAAATAGAAACGGAAGGCGTTAAACGTGTAATCTTTACAGGAGCTACCGTATTAATCCAGCAAATAAAGAAAGTTGATAAAGACAAGTTTCCATTCAACGCAACAATAATCAAGAAAAACGAATACTACGAATTCACATGAGACGACAAATAGAAAATACCAAAGCTTTTAAAGCTCTGAACTTCATTCAGAAAAAAGTGTACAGCAAACGTGCGACAATGCTTGAAATTGAAAATCAGTTTATCGTAGCTAAAAACAAAGGCGTCGAGGTTTGGCTGAAAGACTATCATCCTAATAGGATTTATAAAGAAATCATACAGGAGTTGCTTACGGAAAACCGTAAATAACTAATTGTAAAACTCGTTAAATTGCAACATCATGAACCAAATACAAGAAATCATTATTAAACAGAGAATAAAAACTGCTTACTGGGACGGTTTTTTGGCCGGGTGTATTATATCATTGGCTGCGGTAGTATTTTTAGTTTTAGTGTTGAATTTGTAAAAAAAATATTAGATTTGAAAATCATTAAAATTAAACAAATTATGAAAAAGGTAATTTTATTTTTAAGCATTTTAGTTTTTATAGGATGTGGAAATTCTGAACCAAACGAGTCTAATGCTAAGGAAGCTGCAAGAGCAGCAATTATTCATAACCTAAAAAACATAAATTCAGCCAACTTTCATCAGAATGAAGTGATTGCTGATTTAGGAGGAGGAGTTTATCAATACAAGGAAACAGTTAATGCAACAAATAACTTTGGAGGTTCAATTGCTAACGATGTAACTGTTAAAGTTAAATATGTTGGTGGCGATGCTTCAGAGGTGAGCAGCTGGTCAATTTTAGACATCCAATTTTCAGAAAGATAAATATATAAACCCCTCAAAAAGAGGGGTTTTTTAATTGAAAGAATTTATCTATTTTTGCTTTATGTCCAAGGCAAATACCAATCGTAGTTTAGGAATTCAAAAGAATAAGCTGTTACGCTACAAGCTTATTAAGGAATTGTACAACAAACACAAAACCGAGGATATCCCTACAACTGTTGTTTGGAGAAAATACATCTTCCCTGTTTACCCAATTTCCCGTACCACTTTATACGAGGTTCTTTGTACGCCCGTAACTTCCGAGCTTCAAAAAATTGAACAACTTGAAAATCAACAATTACGTTTAAACATTAGTTAAACCAATTGAATAGGTTATCCTGTATTCCTGGATACCATCATCCCTTATAACTCTTTGCTGTCCTGTTCTTATTAATGCTCCGGCTAAATTAGTCGGATGCCATCCATGTAATTTAGCGTGAACCAATTCTATTAGATCCCAAATTGCCCAAGCATTATTTTTTTGACCTTGCGGAGCCCTTGCGCTGCTATTGGTTATCTTTATGTTACCAATTGTTACCGTTATGGTGCCAGTTGCATTTTGTCGATTAGCTGGTGTTAATGTTCGGTCAATCCCAATATTGCTATAAGATATGTTGGTTAAGTCAATTAATCCAAACGGAAACTTTGTTGGCGGATTTGGACTATAATTATCCAATTGTCCCCAATCCTCATCTACATATTTCAACTCACTTATTTCCGATAATCGGTTTTCTATGCTTTCTAAAATTGCTTTACTCATTTTTTACGCATTTGATTAATCATTTCTTTTTTTAACTCCTGAAAATTAGCATCAACAACGCTGGTTATTTTTTCTCTTACTTTAGGGTGATCACCAATGAATTGCCTTTGTTCAATTTTCATTGTTTGCCCTGTTTTCATCAAAGCAAGGTTTTTCCATTGTTGTGCCTCAGCGGATAATCTTTGGTTCCTTTGGCTCTTAGAGTTGCTTCCATCTTTATTCTTTGAAATTGCGCCGGAGCTCTTGTAATACATAGCCCAGAAAAACCGCTTCATTTTATCAGTTACAACTATTTCACCGCCATTGTTATGAATGCTTGCATAAGGCAAAGAGCTTGACCATGATACTTGATTGTTTTGCTCCCGTGACTTTATTGACCTACGCAAAGCCCCGGAACGCATAAGAACTGATCCGCGTCTGTTTTGTAATCCAGGAGTTTTCCAAGTTTGGCCAAAGAACGACTTACGTTCAAAATTTCGGTCAAATTCCTCTGTTAATTCAACACGGATATCTCCTAAAATATTTTTTATGAAGTCGTTAGAATTCATTTTGTTTAATTATTTCATTGTTTATTAAATAACTTTCATAAATTTGTAATGTATGGAGACAATTTTTGATCATAAACCAACCCATAAGGAGTTAAACGATATTCGATTTGACTCACTTTCTTTTTGCCAAAAATTTGGCATTGAGATCACTGGAACGTTGACTCCAGAATTATACAAAGAACACATTACAGAAGAATTTGCATACTATGATATTGCTTGCCTTTTTGAGTTTAGAGGCGAATCAGATAAAGCAAAATCTTACTGGGATAGATTACCTAAAGAAATGGCTGCCGGATTAGGTAATGACTATTTAGTAGAAGCTATTTAGTGTTTTCTTCAAAGAACTCTCTTATTTTTCCTCCAATTGTCGAGTAATTTTGCATTAGATGAGGCATAAAGAAATTTAAAGCCTTGTCCTCACTAATTCCTTTTTCTTTCAAATTCTGCCTGAAGTCTGATATCCATTCTCTGTACCCATATCCATTCTCTAAAATATCTTTTTGGTGAGTAGCTTTTCCTCCAAGCCTTTCCATGAATTCAGGATATGTATGTCGAGCACAGAACTGATTTATAGTTTCCATGTTTTTTGTTCCAACAGGCGATAATTTAACCGGTGCCGTTTTGGTTTTTGCGTGAAGTATCTCGTGCCACATCGACTCTAAAGCATACTCCTGTTTAAAGCTTAGTTTTTCACCTTTCTTTATTGCTCCTAAAGCAGTTTTAAAAGATTCAAGAGGGTTAAAGTCGATACTGGAGAAAGTGTGGCTACTCAATGAAAGGGTTGAGCCACCAACCCATTTACCGGTTGCCGGCGAATATTTCATTGAGTGCTGCATTAAATACCCCGTGGACTTTAGAAACTTAACATCTTCAAGACCGTTTCTAAAATCATCAGGATACAATTGAGCATACTTCTGAAAAATGGCTTTAATCTCTTTATTTGTGGGAATTCCCCCTTTAATAAAATCGGAAAGATTTATGCTATTATTATTTTTATAAACATCTTTAATAACCTTGGTAACCTCTTTATTTCCAATTCCTAAACGATATGGATGTTTTGGCGGGAAAATAATTTTTTGTTTACCAGGATTAAATCTGAAAATTTCAAGTCTGTTTTTTCCATCCTTGCCTATTTGGCTTGTGGCAGCTTCACCGGCTTTAATTGACTTGCCACTATCGCTTTGCTCGTATTTGTCTTTCAGCACTTCAACTACGGTACAACGACAACGCCAACCGTTTGGAGGATAATAACTATCCCAAAACGGGTCGTTTTTCGGCAATGTTGTGTTATGAAGCTTTTCGTGTTCCTGACGTACTCGGGCGTCACCGGCAGTCCTATACTGTAAATTATAACGATCGCTTTCACCAAACTCAGACCATTTCCCAGCCATTAATGAAGCGCCAACCGCATACTGGTATTCAGCCTCCAAATAATTTTGGTTGTAGTTGCTATTGATGTTTTCAAAATCTTTTGAAAATGCTTCCCACGATTTTATTTTACCCTCATCGTCTAACAGCAATCTTGAGGCTTCATTTAGTTGAGCGTGTGTTTTTAATCCCGAAAATAAAAAAGTGTCTTCCTGCAAGGCCCTTAATAATTCACCATCTACAACGTTATCGGTAATAGCGGAGTCAAAAACGCCATAAGTCTTATCGATTAAATCTTTATAGGCTTTCTCTTTGGCTAAATCTTCAGGTTTATAACCTTTGTTTTTATGCAGTTGTTTAAATGCTTTTTCAGCGGCGTTTAATAACTGTTTAAACGAGTCGCCGGCACTTAAATTCAAACGGGATTTTTCAGCCTTACAATCATCACAATTGCACTCATATAGGTAAGACAATCTTTGGTGAAACGCCCCAAAATAAGCCTTACTTATCTTGGGGCTTAGATAAAAAGCCCATCGCCAATATTCAAGGATAGTTTTTGGTTACTGTTGTCGATTACTTTTTTCTCAATAAAAGGGATTCCAAACTTAGTTTTCATCCATTCTACTTCAACATCATAATAAGGCAAAGCTTTAATAACTTTATCCCATAAGGCGTCCAAATCTTCGGTTTCATCATAACCATAAACAACACCTGCGGGGATAACTCCTAAAACTTGTCCGGCAGGAATAATAACGCTATTCCAATACAACTCCAGTAATGACAAATCAGAATCTATTAAATCCTGAAGTATTTCAATTGAGGTTTTTTCTTTGGAATTACTTCCGTTTTTTGTGTCTTGACCAACAACGGTTCCAGAGATGCCCATTGACATTTCGTTATTACAAACTTTGATAAGGTTATTGAAAACATCACCGTTTGTGTCAACGCCTTTAGCAAATTCAAAATGTTCAGAGTCATCAATGATAAACCAAGCTGCCGACCCCATGTCGCGCATCATTTTTTCAGCACGAGAAACCATTGTACGGTCTTGCGTGTTAGTTTTCATAACCCGCGGTGGGATGCCGTAAATTTCACAAAGCTCGCTCCAACAACTTTTCGCAAATCGCTTCATTAAGACTTCAGGAACGCAGCCGTTTAGAAGTCCTAAATCTTTTGGTTCTCCAAACTCAATAAGCCATGAACCGTACTCTTTTTGCTCACGATATTTAATTTTTTTGTCTTCAGTATAATCGAGATAAAGCAATCCGTTCACAGGATCAATATTTTGTCTCGGAATTAAAATGAATTTCAAGTTTCCAACAGCATCATATTCAAACTCTCCAATTGAATGACCATACGGAACAGTTTCTAAAATTGCTTTGTTTACTTGATAAACCCAATTTGAATTTTGAAGTAAATCGGTTAACTCTTGATTTACATTTCCTTTCAAATCCTTAAATACGAAAGGTCTTGAAAGACTTTTTCGCATTCTGTTATTTAACTGAGACTGAAGATGCAAATCTTTAGTAACAATGTTTTCATACAAGTTGTACAAAGGATATCGCTTCGGGTCCTCAGCTTTCTGAGCCATATTAAGAGCATCCGTCCAGTTTTTTATATCCTGTCGGGTTTGGCTTATGGATTTAGGAGCAATGGAATGAGAATAGCCCGGACTTCCTTTTTTTGTTTGTCCTGGTTGTGATGCTAATTCGGTAGTTTCTGTTTTGCTTCCGAACGCCTCCTGAAATATGTATTTAATGAAGCTCATAATTAATAATCATGGTTAAATTTTGCGCGTGATCCAAATGAAAAAGGCTGACGGGTAGTATCGTCATCGGGTAACTGTAATTGCGGTAAAGAGCTTAAATTGATTGAGCCTTTAGCAATTTTGGTAAACCAATCAATAGCTCTGTCGTAGCGTTCTTTTGCCTGCTCATAAATAATATCAGCATTACACAGTTGAACGATATGCCACTTTGCTATTGTGATACAATGCTGTAGTATTAGAGCATTCCGGTCTAGTCCAGTAGCGTTAAATATCGTTTCGACATCGTATAACAGCCGTCCGTCTAAATAATCTCTTTGGTTGGGGTTTGGTGTCAAATAGCTTTTTGCCTCTTCCTCAGCAGCGGCTAAACCTTGTAATACAATATCGTCGTTACCTTCAGTAATTTGCTCAATTTGGTAGTCGTAAATAACGGCTCCTAAGTCATTTATTTCTAAAAACATAAATCAATATTTACGGTTACTTCTATGACCTACAGAGTAGGTGCTTTGTTTTTTTACAATGCGGTTTTGAATCAACCAAACCCCTCCTTCAATTGCATCGGGAGCGTCCATTATTTTAGTGTTTGGTGCAACGCCTAACATTTGATCATGTGTTCGGACCATATTTGGCTCGTCTTTTTGATCCGCATTAAAAATCAGGTTCCCTAAACGGTTAAGCGGTTCCAGTGTACCCTCGATACGGAAAAACTTATCAGGCTTTTTACGTGTGTCAGGTGTGATTGGAAGGTTATAGCCGTAGTCCCTGGAACGCTGATAAATAAGCGGCATGATTACCTGCTCGAAGAAAGGGTCTTGTAGCGAGTTGTTCTCCACATACACACGTTTGGTATCTACTTTGTGAGTGGTTAAATATTTGTAAGCTTCAAATAGGCAATCTACAAACTTGGAATTGCTCATGGTATCGACCCGCATCCAATACACGTAAAACTTCAACTGTCTGTAGCCGATAATTGCTATAGCTTTTGTGGAAGCGCTTCCTTTGTCTTTGTTGGATGTGGAAGGGTCGGCATAAATTAAAATATCTTCACAGTAACTCAGTGGCGGGCATTTTCCATAAGTCAGTTCTTTGAACACATCACCTTCGCTAACTGGATTATTGAAATACTCCTTTTGAGCGGAGTTGTATGATATTGTATTCAGCACACGGTCAATAGCCGTTTCGGTGTTCTTGTTTGGCCATGTTGATTTCCCGTTTTTGTCACGAATGTTTACAATGTCATGAACATCGGCCTTTTTAGCCAATTCGGTAACACAGCAAAATTTAGCAATGATGTTACCACAAACGATAATCATTAAAGCGTTGGAAATAGATCGCGTTGGAATCAAAGCTTCCATTATCCACTTCACTTTAACTTTAATCCTTTCAGGGTTTCTGCATTCCTCATCCGTGTCGATATCGTCAATCAATATCAAATCTGGCCTTACTTCATCTTTACGAGTTCCACGCGGACTTTGCCCAGCTCCCAATGCTCTAAAAGAAACTCCCTTGCGTGTAACGAATTCACCGGCTTCCCACTGTCCTAAACTTTCCTGCTCACCGTAATCATTTATGATACGGTTATTTGTTTCCAGGATTGACTTGTATGGCAACAATAAGCGGCACGCATTATCATAGTTGTTGGAAACCATTAGAACGTTTTTCTTTTTTCCAGTTAAAGTTAAAAAGAGAGTTTCCATCATGGTACGACCTGACTTTGATAATTCACGCGCCCAGGAACGCACTTCAAACCATTCCATATTTTTAAGCACACGTTTTGTCGCTTTAATATGAAATGGTGCTGGCTCCGATGTATAGAAGTTTGGAAAATAGTATTTAAACCATTCCTCGGGATTTGCTTCCAGATACGCAATACGTTTTAGCTTTTCGGCTGCGGTTTCGTTTAAATCAACAGGAGTAGCTTTTAGGGTATTGTCCCTAAATTGTTGCCACTCTTCCAAGTATGATTTATCACTTCTTTTAATTGCCATGCTTGCTTAATTTTTCAGTTATCAATGCATCACAATATTTTATTAGCTTATTTGCAAGCTCTTGGTCTTGACTTCTCACAAACTGAATTAAATCTTTGCACACACTAACAGTATCACCAACGTTGGTGTCTGTTTCAAGCTTTTTAATTGAGTTTGTAATTTTTAGAATGATATCGGCATCCTTTGTTGTTGGAGTATTGCCAATTTTTATAGGGTAATCTTCAGGGTTATATTTTGGGTATTCAATATATTCGCACCCGCTATCATCTTTAAGTTTTATTGGTTTCAGTAAAGCAGCAGGTATATCTCGAACAATTGGTCTTGTTTTAATTTCCATTGTAGCATTTTCCAGTTGCTTATATAGTTCTGACAATTGATTGTCACGTGTAACAAGCAATGACGTTTTTAATTTCTCCCAATTGCCTTTTTTTACCCACGTACCAACTGTTTTTTCAGAAACATCTAATCGTACAGCGATTTCCTTTTGGGTTAATCCTTCATTAACAAATAACGTTTTTGCGAATTCCTGTTCGACCTTTTTTCGTGCACCCATTTTATAACTCTTTGACACAAAATTGAGTTGAAAAAACAGGCTAAAAAAAAAGTTGTTTAAGTTCTGTACACAGTTGTAAACCCACTGTACACAAGTGTTTAGATGGTTTGCAGTTATTTTTTTAGGGTCTCTTTCCTTCTAAACTTTGTCATCACTAAAGGCGAGAAAGCCATCACTAAAAACAGAATTAAAATGCCTGAACCCGTAATTAAACCTTTTGTATTCAATGACGAAACCGTTGCTAACACTTACGGGTTCTACATTTTGACCGAAGGGATTGATTTAACCCGATTTTCAAAGAATCCTGTAATGCTTTCTGATCATTGGAATAACAACAATTATGTGTTAGGAAAATGGACCGACTGGAAAAAAGAAGGTGCCTTGTTAACAGGGTTGCCGGACTTTGATGTTGAAGATGAGCAATCAGCCAAAATCAAAGGAAAAGTCGAAAGAGGTTATTTAAGCGGTTGTTCAATGGGAATTATTGTAGACCGTGAAAACCTTACTTACATAGATGGCAAAATATTCCTAACCAAATGTGAATTGGCCGAGGTATCTATTGTTCCGGTTCCTTCTAATGCTAATGCAGTTCGCTTAATGAGCGCCGATGGTAAAGTAATGGATGACGATGAAATTAAAACCTTATGTCTTTCGGTTACCGATGGCAAACAACCAGAATTAAATTCAAACACTGATAACACTATGAAGAAAATCATGTTAAGCCTTGCGGCAATGGTCGCATTAGGCTATGATACAAAAGCGCTTCCAAAAGAAGGCGTCGAGGAAAGCGAACTTGACTCAAGAGTCATGGAGCTTGCCGGAAAAGTTCAAGAGCTTCAAACCAAAAACGATGCTTTGGAATTAGCAGCAAAAACCGCAAAAGATGCTGCTGAAGCTGAAAAGAAAACCCGTGTAACCGCAAAAGTAAAATTGGGTGTAACTCAGGGCAAAATTGGAGCAGACAAAGAGCAGTCATTTATTGACTTAGGATTGTCTTCCGAGGAGGCGTTGGATACGGCTCTAAATGCTATCCCGGCAAAACAAAATTTTTCCGCCGGTGTCCACACCCCATCTGGAACCGACGGAAGCCCGGAAGTGAAAAACCAAGAGGATTTCCAAAAATTGTCTGCTGAGGAGCAATTAGCTTTCAAAGCAAACAAACCGGAAGAGTACAAAAAATTATTCGCTAACTAAAAAGCAGAAATATGCCAGCAAATTTTCCAGAAGTTTGGTTAAACAGGGTTATTCAAAACCTTGGTAACACCCATGTTGCTCCATGGCTTGACGGCATCCCAGAGTTGGATGTGCAGGTTTTAGAAGTAGGCTCCGGAGACGCATCGGAAAGTAATATCATTTACATTCCTCGCACGTCTTTCAATCCGGACGTATTGATTAACAACTCAACGTATCCAATCGCGTTACAAGCGTTCACAGACGATAACGTAACCGTACAACTTGATAAATATCAAACGAAAGTTACAACACTTTCAGACGATCAAGTTATCGGAGCAGCTTATCCACGTATTGACGCAGCAACCGGCGGCCACGTTAGAGCAATCAACTCTAAGAAGTACAAAAAAGCAATTCACGCAATCGCTCCGGCTGCGGACACAACTAACACTCCTGTAATTGTTGCAACAGGAACAGCTGTTGGAGGTATTCCAACTTTAATTTATGACGATTTGATCACTTTGAAAAATCGTTTGGATGCTGCGGAAGTTGCGCCTGAAAACAGACGATTAGTATTGTCAACACGCCACTACAATGATTTACTTTTAGATCGTAAAAACTTTGGCGACAAGTTGGTAAACTACACAACTGGAATGGCGGCTCCTGTAATTGCAGGATTTGAAATTTACCAGTACAACGGCAACCCTTTATTCGATAACACTGGAGCTAAGAAAGCTTTTGGAGCTGTTAAAGCCGCTGGAGATCGTGAAGCTTCCGTAGTGTTCTGGAAAGATGGAATCGCTAAGAAAACCGGTTTGACAAAACAATACTTTGTTGAGTCGAAAAACGATCCGGAAACACAAACCAACAAATTGAACTATCGTCACTACTTCATTGCCGTACCATTCGAGCAAAGAGGTGTTGGAGCGATTTACTAGAATCTACCAATATTATTAATAAAAAGCCGTACTAACCGGTACGGCTTTTTTTAAAAATCTACACAAGTGCAGGAATTTTTAAGCGTAGTACTATATCCGTCACTGTTTGCCTTTTTAGGTATTGCCGGTACAAAGTTTTGGGATTATGTAAAAACAAAAACGCAAAACAAAATTGACAATGCCAGCGCAAAATCCGCTGAGATTGATGCAGAGATCAAAGCTTCGGAATTTTATAAAGGTCTTCTTGATGATTTAGGGGGGCGATTAGAAGTAGCAATAAAAGCTATTGAGGAGCGGGATAATAAGATTAAGGAACGTGATAAAAAAATCGACATGCTTCTTGTTGAGATTGAACAGCTAACAGACGAGCTAAGAAAATTTAAACAACTTAACGGTAAACAGCCATGACATTAGCAGCTAAAACTCTTGAGGTGGCCACGACCCAACTTGGTGTACAAGAAATCCCGAAAGGCAGCAATGCCGGCAAATCGGTAGAAGCTTATTTAAACAGCGTAGGACTTACAAAGGGGTACTCCTGGTGCATGGCATTTGTTTACTGGTGTACTAATCAGGCAGCCAAAAATATAGGGGTTGCAAACCCATTATCAAAAACCGGAGGCGTATTAAAGCAATGGAATTTACGACCTCTTTTACAGGTTACCAATCCGAAGCCTGGAGACATTTTTATAATGGATTACGGTAAAGGTTTAGGCCATACCGGAATAATTGAAAAAGTAGTTGGTAACACACTTTACACCATTGAAGGGAATACCAACGACGAGGGTAGCCGTGAAGGTTACGAAGTGTGCCGTCGCACACGTAAAAAAACAGACATGAAAGGTTATTTAAGAATCAATTAAACACTATTTAAACATATGAAAGCAAAACTATTTTTTAGCTGTCTGTTGTTTTCGTTACTACTGGCCGTAGGATGTACAAGTTCAAAGCCGGTAGTAGTCGAAACAAAAACGGAAGTTACAAAAACGGTCACCGAAACGGTACACGATACTGTTTTTCAAATCGAAAAGGACAGCTCCAGTTACAAGGCACTTATTGAGTGTGTGAATGGAAAACCTAAAATTAAAGAAGTCATTCAAAGCTATGCCGGAAAGAATTTAAAGCCTCCAAAGGTCAATTTAAAGGGCAACTATATTGAAATTGACTGCGAGACAAGAGCTCAGAAATTATTTGCGCAATGGAAGTCTAAATATATTAAAGAACTCCATACCACTCAAACTCCTGTCGTTATTTACAAATTGACCAATTGTCAACAGCTCCAAATTTATTGTTTTCGCTTTATGATACTGGCGCTGTTAGTGTACTTAGGCTATAATCTAATTAAATACTATTTCAAACGATGAACACAGAACAAATCTGGAAAGAACATCCAACCTTAGAGGTTGTTTATGTAACAAGCGACGAAACCGCTTTCTACAATGAAAACGATGCGAAAAACCACGCTAAAGGATTAGAAAATAAATCAGTTGAACCGGTTTATAACCCTGCTCATTTAGCTGTTGACGCAAAATTGGTAGAAGGTAACGACGAACCCGAATTGAGCGATTTTACAAAAGCACAATTGATTCAGTTTGCCAAAGACAATCAACTTGAAGTAAACGACAAGGCAAACAAACCTGAAATTTTAGCATCAATCCAAACCCAAATGGAAGCAAAAAACCAAGCCGATGAAAACGGTTCAGATGCTTCAGGGGGTTCTAATCCACAAGAGTAATGTCACTACCAGGAGTAAACGTACAATTTGAAAACGGCAACCTTGGAGTAGTTGCCACCAATCCAGATGGTGTGTTTGGGTTGGTGTCATCAGCTACCGCCGTAGCATCAACTTTTGAACTTAACAAACACTACGTTATTAAGTCTTTGAAAGATGCTGAAAATTTAGGTATTACCAATTCGGTTGGTAACTACGAACTGTATAAAACCATCAAAGAGTTTTATGCCGAAGCCGGTACCGGAACAGAACTTTGGATTTATGGTGTTGCAAAAACCCGCACTTTAGATCAGTTGATTGATGATTCTGAAACCCTGTTAAATCTTTCAAATCGTAGAATTCGTGCTATCATTTTGAAGTATGCACCATCGGTGGCAGAAACTACAACAGAGGACGGATTGCGTGAAGATTTTCCAGCAACTTTAGCCGCGGCTCAGGCAATGGCAGAAGCTTTTACTGTTGAAAAAATCCATCCCGTCATCTTCATTTTAGAAGGCTATAACTTTACAGGAGTAGCTCAAGATTTAACCGGATTTGAACTAACCACTTATAACCGTGTTGCGGTAATGATTGGAGATACTGAAAAACGTTCGGATGCTGCGGGAACAAAAGGCGCTGCCGTTGGTGTTTTGGCCGGTAGATTGGCAAAGAACCAAGTGCATGTTAATGTTGGCCGCGTGAAAGATGGTGCGTTAAAGCCGTTGGAGTTTTTCATTGTAAACGCTCCGGTTGAGCAATATGATGTTGAAGCTTTACACGACAAAGGCTTTATCACTTTACGCACGCACGTTGGTAAATCCGGATATTATTTTTCAGACGATCCTTTAGCTTGTACGGTGGAAGACGATTACCACTACATTACTCGCAGACGTGTAATTGACAAGGCTTACACTTTGGCCAACGCAACGTTAACCAACTTCTTACTGGATCAGGTTCCGTTAACCAATGAGGGCAAAATGCAGCCGTCATACGCTAAAGCGTTAGAAGCAGAAGTTGAACGTGTAATTGCGCAGGAAATGACCGCTAAAGGCGAAATTTCCGCGGATGTTACACAGGCCAATGATACAGGAGTGCAATGCGAAATAGATTTGAATGAGATTATCGCTACCACTTCCAAAATCAAAGGCCGCGTAAGAGTTAGACCTCACGGTTACGGACGATTCATTGAGTTTTCAATTGGTTATACCATTAATTCCTAATAAGACATGAGTTTCAATTCACGAGAATACGAATGGGCGGACATTACCTTGGTATTGGGAGGCCGAGACCTGACACGAATTCGTGCAGTAAAATACACTGAAAAAACCGAGAAAGAGGCCCTATATGCAAAAGGCCGTAACCCCGTAGCTATTCAAACCGGAAACGCTTCTTATGAGGGTGAAATCGGGCTGCTACAATCAGAGGTTGCCGCATTGGAGGACGCGGGTAACGGAAGTATAATGGGACTTTCTTTGGACGCGATTGTTTCGTACGGAAATCCATCGACTGGTAATGCAATGCGTACTGACAGGATTACAGGACTTCAATTCACGGAGTCATCCAAAGAAATGAAACAAGGTGATAAGTTTATGGAGATTACCCTTCCTTTTATCGCTTTGGGTGTGAAAAACAATGCATAACATGAGCCTCGCCTTCGGGCGGGGTTTTAAAAAACAACAATATGACACCAGCAAAAAATCAAGAAGTAACCCAGGAGCAAATTGACGCCTGGAAAAGACAACATGGAAACGTGATGAAAATTACCGTCGACGACAAAGTTGGCTATTTCAAAACACTTTCAAGAAAAGGCTATTCTTATGCCTCACAAATTGGCGCAAAAGATCCTATGCAATTTAACGAAGCTGTTTTAAAAGATTGCTTTATCGGAGGCGATGAGGAGATTATAACAAAAGACTCCTACTTCATGACAATTAGTACTCATGTTACCGAAATGCTTGGTATCATGTCTTCAAGCTTGGAAAAGCTTTAGAGTCGGCCGAAGTCGATAAAAACGACTTTGTAAGGATTACAAACGCCCAATTACGATATTATTTACATATCCAAAATCCGGACGACCTGGACGACACTGAATGGGCAATGCGAATAAAAGAACTTGAATATGTTCGTAAACTAGAAAACACCGCAAAATGAGTACCGAAGCTTTAAATTTCATTCTTACCGTACAACAGAATTTTGATAAGGCGTTGACATCGTTCAATAACTTTCAGAATAAATTTGGTACGGGTATCGATAAAATTCAAAAGTCTCTTGATAGTGTTAAGTTAAATGCGTTCATTCAAAATATCAATTCTGCGGCACAGGGAATCGAATCAATCAATGAGCCTGGTATGAAACTAAGTTCAAATATGTATGAACTTCAGGCGATGACCGGAGTTGCAGGTGAAAAAATCAAACAAATTGAGGAATACGCCCGAAATAGTGCCAAAACATTTGGTGGTTCTGCTGCTGATGGTGTAGAATCGTACAAACTCATTTTAGGGCAATTAACTCCAGAAATTGCGAAAGTACCTAAAGCTTTAGATGCAATGGGAAAATCGACCGCTACGACAAGTAAGTTAATGGGCGGCGATATTGTTGGAGCAACCGAGCTTTTGACAACTGCAATGAATCAATATCAAGTTTCTACAGATGATCCAATTAAAGCATCTGAAGAAATGGCCAAAATGATGAATGTTATGGCTGCAGCTGCCGGCGAAGGTTCGGCGGAGCTTCCAACGATTAAAAGAGCTTTAGAGCAGGCTGGTATGGGTGCCAAAATGGCTAACGTTTCTTTTGAAGAAACAAATGCTGCCATTCAAATTTTGGATAAAGCCGGTAAAAAAGGTTCCGAGGGAGGTGTTGCATTGCGAAACGTTCTTGTTAAACTGGGTCAGGGAAAATATATTCCTAAAGATTATCAGGAGGGATTACAGAAGTTAGGTATCGATACCGTTAAACTAGCGGACAAAAACTTGTCATTAGCTGACAGGTTAAAAATATTGAAGCCTGCTATGAAAGATAGCGCTTTGCTTTCGGCTTGGCTTGGTGAAGGAGCCGACGGTGCAACAAAAGCGCTGATGGAACAAATTCCGGAACTTGAAAGGCTTACGGGTGCCGTTACAGGAACCAATACCGCTTACGAGCAGGCAGCTAAAATAATGGAAAGCCCCGAAGAGAAAAACAAAAGGTTGCAGGCTCAAATTGACGATTTTAAAATATCGCTTTTCAATGGCACAAACGGGCTTTTAGGTTATGCAAGTGTATTAGGAAAAACAGCCGGAGACTTTGCTAATCTTATGCCTATTTTCAGTGGAGCCGGTACAGTGTTGAGCACTTTGACAAGCGCTACAAAATTACAGGCCCTTTGGACTGGCATTGTAGGAAATGCAACAGCGGTTTGGACCGGAATACAGGCTGCATTTAATGTGGTTATGGCCATGAACCCAATCGTGTTAGTTGTGTTGGCTGTTATCGCTCTTGTTGCTGCCATTGTTTGGGTTGCTTCGGCAACTGAAGGTTGGGGTAAAATGTGGCAACATACTGTCAATGGGGCAAAACTAATTTTTCAGGCTTACGTTGAATTGGCAAAAGCGCAGTTCAATACGTTGGTTAACGGTATAATGATTGGTGTTAATAAAATTCAGATTGCGTGGTATAAGTTTAAGAATGCGGTTGGAATGGGTGATAAAAACCAAAACCAAGCCATGATTAATCAGCTAAACGCCGATGTTGAGCAGCGCAAGGAAAGTATAAAAGCCGGATATAAAAAAGCCGGAGAAACGGCACTTAAAGCAAAAGACGAGTTTTCAAAGGCGTTCAATTCCGTGAAATGGAAAAAGGACAAAAAAGAGGCTTCTTCTGATGGTATTTCCGCTCCTGGTGTTCCGGGAGTTGATCCAAACGCTCCGGGAGGCAATGGGGACGCCGGAGGCTCAGACAAAGGAAAAAAAACCAATGAAGCGGTGGCTACCGGAGGAACAAAACATAATTACATCACGATTAACCTTAAAGATTTAATCGGGGTTCTAAACATAAGCGGTAAAGATTTTAAAGATTCTGCTAATCAGATGACTGAACAAACAGAAGATGCTTTATTGCGATTATTGGCATCGGCCACAACAACAGCAGGATAATGTTAGACAATACAGACATACTATTTGCTTCGCTGATGGGCGCTAACAAGGTTGGCGAAATTCAGCGTTTAAATTTGGTTCAGAACGAACTCTCAAAGAGAGTGCTCCCGGCAATTCCTTTTTTACCGGTTAAAAATGAAACTGTGATAGCACAAGCGAAATATGATCAGTCTTTTAATCCGTGGATGGCGTCAGCTCCAATATCGGAAGAGCAACAGTTTTTTCCGTTATCCTTCAGTTTTACAGAGAATGGTGAAAAGTGGACTTTTCCTTTTGAACCAATGCTTTCAATAAGCTCCGGGAACAACGTTGTTGAGCGTAATGTTGCTAAACAGGATAACATGATTGGAACGGTTAAGGAACGGTGGAGCCAGAAGGATTTTGAAATTTCAATTACTGGAGCTTTGATTGGCTCAATGATGAAAGGACAGCCACAGGATTGTTACCCGGTTGAAATGATGTCCCGCCTGTTTGAGTTTTTAAAGCACAGGAAAGAAATTTTTGTTTACAGTTTTCCTTTGGAAACGTTAGGTATTACAAAAGTTGTGATTTACGATTATAGCTTTCCATTTACCAAAGGTGAAAACGTTCAGGCATACGACATCAAAGTAAAAAGTGATTTTGCTTACAATCTATTGGTTAAGGAGGAGGATATAAAATAAGAGCATGTACAATATTATTTGGGACATAAAATTCAAAAATGAAAAGGGAGAAACGTACAGTCTTAAAACTGTTGAAACGATTGAAGTTGAATGTTCGGTGGATAATTTGGCGGACATCGCTTTCATTAGTATTCCGGATGCCGTAAACAATCAGGTTTTAAGTCTTGAAAATAAAATTGGTCGTGGTACGGAAGTTACCATAAAAGCCGGTTATGACAAGAAACTTGAAACGGAGTTTGAAGGATATATAACAGAGGTTCAAACCAATAACAGCACAATCCGAATCGTTTGTGAGGATGCTTTGTTTTTGTTCAGAAAAGCCGTCAAGGATGTGGAGTTGAAACCTACATCGGTAAAGAAAATAGCGGAATACATTGTTAAGGCGATAAATCCAGGATTCAAAGTTGTTTGTGATTTTGATATTGCTTATGAAAAGTTTGTAATTCATAAGGCTACAGGTTATGATGTTTTGAAAAAAATAGCTGAAGAAACTAAAGCTAATATTTTTTTCGACACAACAAAAAAAGAACTTCACATACACCCCCCGTATGTTGAGAAAGGTGGTGATGTAATTTATAGTTATCAACATAATATTGAAAGTGCCTCTTTAGAGTATAAAAAAGCAATTGACCGTAAAGTTGAAGTAACGGTCGAGAGTGTAGATAAGAATGGGAAAGTTCAAAGCTATACAAATGGAACCACTGGAGGTGATAAAGTTACTTTAAAAGTTGGGGCAATAGCCCAAGGCGAATTAAAACGAATTGCTGATGCGGAACTCATTAAAAGAAGTGCAGACGGTTACGAGGGGAGTTTGGAAAGTTGGTTAATACCAATGGTAAAACCAACGTATAGCGCTAAGATTTATGACAGGGATTATCCTGAAAAAACAGGTAAATATTATGTAGTAAGTGTAAAAACGTCCATAAGCAGTTCCGGAGGAAAACGCACCGTGCAGCTCGGAGTTAAATTGAGTACCTAATGAAAGACAAGAAAGCACAAATAAGAGCAAAACTGAAAGAATTGGTAGCGGCTAATCCAAATTTGCCGATTGCCGCGGAAGTTGTTTCTGTGACCGGTAATTTTTGTTCAGTAAAACTTTCAGGGGGGTTGGTATTGTCTGATGTAAGGCTAATGGCGACGTTGGATCCTGAAAATGGAATTTTACTAACGCCAAAAGTTGGAAGTGATGTTTTGGTTCTAAGTCAAACCGGTGAACTCTCAGGGTTATTTGTTGTTAAGGTTAACGAGATTGATAAACTAACATGCAAAAATGAAGACTTTGAATTTGTTATTGATACTGTTTTAAAAAAAGTAACGATAAAAAACTCCGGAGCGAACGTTGGGCAGTTGATTGGTCAATTAATTGATACAGTAAAATCAGCACAGGTAATTGTGCCTGGTGCTGGAACCGGAACAATTGATCCGGCAACTCAAGCGCAATTAACAACTATTAAAACGCAGTTTAATTCCATTTTAAATGCCAATTAAATGAAACAAATTGGGATACAACTTAACGACAATAGCGACAATGGAGCTTTACTTGATTTAAAAATTGATGTTGTGCGAGATGATTCCGGAAAGATTATCCAGGGTATTGTTGTTGGGGAAACCAAAAACCAGAATCAGGCGACAATCATAATTGCTAATCCTGGAGATTTTTTCTTTATGCCAACACTTGGGGCATCAATTGATAATTTGCTTTTGGATAACGATTTTTTAAGGACACGTCACCGAATTAGGGAGCATTTAGCAAAAGACGGATTGATAGTAAAAAAACTGGAATTATACGAAGGTAAACCGTTAGTTATTGAGGCTGATTATGAGTAGTGTTTTAAGAGGACAAAGTTTGATTGATAAAGCCGTGGAGCTTACTGGAGACGCTGAAAGCGCAATCCTAATGTCCTTTTTAAATCAGATAAGTGTAACAGACTCTTTGAGTATTGGAACGCAATTAAAAAAGACAGAGATAAAAGATTATGATGTTGTGGACTTCTTTTCAATAGTAAAACCCGCAACAGCATTGTCTCCAAAATTATATGAATACGAATTACCGGGAGAGTTCCCATTTTCATTCTAACTATGGCACGAGACAGAAAAACGATTAAAAAAGAAATGACAGACGCCTTTATACAAAATGCGGATGTTCAAACATTATACGGATTAACTCCCGGGAGCTCTTTCGAGCAGGAGTTCTCACTTGTGTCACTTGAAAATATAATTTTTGAAATAATCTCTTTTTGTATTTGGACACATGAGCAAATCGTTGAACGCAACGCTCAAAACTCCCGCCCTCAAAACCTACCAAATTTCAGAGCGGCGGTTTTGAACTTTCACGACGGGCTTGAGCTTGTTTGGAAGGACGGCGCATTCAGTTATGACCTAACGGGTGTAACTGATGCTGAAGAAAGAAAAATAATTGACCGTTGTGCGGTGTTAGAGTCGGATGATGGCGAACTTGTTGTGAAAATTGCCACGGACAACGCGGGGTCGTTGGAACCGGTAACGGAACCACAAAAAACAAGAGTGCTTTCCTACCTGCGACAAATCAAAGTACCAGGTGTAAAAATCAGATTGATTAACGAAACGGCCGATTTGCTTAAGGTTAATTTAACCGTTTATGTTGACCCCATGATTATCGACATGGGTACCGGGCAACTTTTAAACACGTCCGAGGAGGTTTACCCGGTTAAGGACGCCATCGATAACTATTTGGCGAACCTTGAGTTTAACGGAGCGTTTGTTAAGGATTACTTCCGAGCTGAAATAAGCAAAGCGGAAGGTGTAAAACTACCGGTTGTTGATTTGTTACAATGGAAATATGCGAGTTTACCGTTTATTGACGTTGGAGAATGGCAAACTTCAAATGCTGGTTATTTTAAGATTTTACCGGAAAATTTAACTATAAACTATCTGCCTAATGTTTTGGTCAACAGCTGATTTTTCAATACTGGTTGAGCAGCTAATGCCTACTTTTTTGCGAAAGGTAAAGCATTTGGCTTTGCTTAGAAGTTTTGTTACGCCATTGGTGAAGCTGCACGATGATACATTGTACAAAATTCAGCATGACGGTCGTACGATCTATTTGGAAAAGTTGCTGAATGAATATTACCAGGTTACGGGGTACGACACCCAAAACCACGAGGCAACAAAGCTTATTTACATAGACGACTTACCGGATGTTGAAAAGCTTTACATCTACCAAAACGAGGAAACTGAAGTTAGCTTTTTAGAAGATGACGGCGATGATAACGAAGATGATGTTTTTTTGGATGCCGATAATGAAAGTTATGTTTCATACAGTTGGATCATCTTTATGCCGGACACGATTTCTTTTGAAGAAATTAAGCTAAGGGCTTTGGTTGATAGTTACCGTTACGCAGGAAAAAAATACACAATACAAACTTACACACCATGAATTTAATTGATTTTACAAAAACAGGAGGCTACCGTTTCAAGCAGTTCACACTCCGAAAAATGCAGGAAGCTTACTTTCATATTCTGAAAGCTTTCGTAAGCTTTTGTAATGTTCCTGATACCGGAAACTATATCATTTCAGGGTGTACAATTTCGGGTACAAATATTACATCCGGGTATATGTATATTGACGGGGAACTTTGCCGATTTGAGGAAACGCCAGGCGATTTAACCACAAAGATCAAGAAGGATATCGCCATTGAAAACTTGGCATTTAAAAACGGATCGAACCAGCCAGTATTCAGATACACATCGGCAGTAGTTCATGAAACGGAAGGTACGGCACTTAGTAGTTTTACAAGGGTTTATCCGGTGTTTGATGCAAACTATGTTCACACTGATAATAATTTCACAGCTGCTCTACTTGCGAAACTAATGGGTATTGAAACTGGAGCGCAGAAAAATGTTCAAACGGACTGGGATGTTGAAAACCCGTTGTCGGATGCTTATTTGAAAAACAAGCCAATTATTCCTAATATTTTGGCGTCTAAAACTGCGAATTTAGGAGCATATCCCAGTAATACAACAGCAGTTATAACTTTTCCTGATGTTGGTACATCCGATTATAAAGTTTTAATTGAAATTGAGTCGTTTAATCCTATTGGTTCACGAGGTCAGGATATAATGGCCTACGCTACCGCCGCCAAAACATCATCATCGTTTGAATTCATGGGTATTGCATTTGATAACACGGGCGTCCGAAACATAAAGCTTCATTATATTTTAATAAAGAATTAGGTATGAAATTTTTCAAAGCAATTGAGCAGCCGCAAAAGCCATTTATAACCTGGCACGAATGGGCAAAAGATATAATTGAATTAACAGAAATGGGTGAATATGGCAACCCGTTGATTGTTGGCGAAGATTATATCCCGGAGTACATATATGGTGTATGTCCTTGGAAAATAGAGGGTGGTGAATTAGTTGAAAGAACTTCCGGTGAAATGAACGCATTTGAGGCCGAGTTTGAAGTTGAAACTACGCTTCGAGAAAATGCGGCTAAGATTTCAGAAATAAACACTGGGTCGTTTACCTATGATTCAACAGACTTCCCTATGGACGATGTTAGCCGATTGTTTTATACAGCAATTGCCAACGAGCCTCCGGTCGGGGATGTCAAATGCATGACAGTTGACGGAACCTTGTACAATTTGCCAAATGCGAACATTGGAGCATTTATAACGGAGTATTATAAACAACTAAGAGTATTGGCACAGCCACCGGTATAGTATGTTAAGCATTGAATTAAAAGAAGACAGCGCTGAAAAGTTGGCGGCCATTGCGGGCAAGCCAACGAAGCACTATTTGTTTGCGGCGGAGCTTAATCAGATGGTTGAGGCGATTAATGATTTATCATCCAACCCTGCTTTTACGGAATTCATAACCTATTTGGCTCCGGAACTTGACGGCACGGATTTTTCCGCTCCCGCGAATCAGGAATGGAAAATTAAAGGCGTGAATTATACCAACCCGGCAGCAGTAGAGCATGTGATTACACTGGCCTCGTCTGGGCTAAAAAAATTCGTGCTCTTTGTTGCAAATTCAGATAATACAATCGAAATGATTAACGGTACGGAAAGTGCTAACCCGGAAGTTCCTCCCGTTCCTGCCGATACGTTGTTCTATGCGATGTACTTGGTTACCGATTCGTTGGTTGGTGAAGAAATCCCGCCAGTACTCGGGACCAACTACAAAACGAAAGCCGAAAACGGTGACGCTATTTATTCTCTCGGATCCTTCGAATATCTAAGCGGTACCGAAGCTTCCTACAACAGAATATGGAGCGCAGATACCGGAATGATTAAAGCGATAAGCGTGTCCGCCGGAAATCCTAATGTTTATCCCGGGAAGAAGTACACTATTAAAAATGAGTTGGCATCACCTCTTACAATTAAGCATCAGGATACAACATTGTCCGGTTCTAATTATAAGAAATTTTGGTTTTTCAGCGGCTTAGACTTGATATTGCAACCTGGAGAAAGCGCAAAATTTCACTATTCACAAGGAAGATTTGAATTTGTTTCAAGCTCAAAATTATCTGAAAAAACGTTACAGGATTTTTACTTCCCTATTTCGAGAACTTCAATAAATAGAAGTGCTACTGGTAACTTTATGGCTAAAAACAGTATTTCATTAAGTGGACCGTTTACATCTGACACAGGTCAAACCAATCACTTGCTTTTGGGGCCGTCCGGTGCTAATTCACATTTTGTTGCTCCTTTTAAAATGGAGTTAAAAGATATTTTTATGGATTGGAATGATACAAATGCTTTTCAAATTTCAATATGGAAGACTGCGTTTGGGGGAGGTTCAGCTGTTGAATTTTTCTATCGTTCAGTTTCAGGAACACAGAGTATTAATGAATCCAATTTATCCACAGGAGTTACAATAAATAAAAATGACCGTATAAGTATTTTTATTTCAGATACAGGTTCAGGAACAGCTTGGACTCAGATCCATTTAAAATTTAAAGAACTATTGTAATGAATTACACGAGAATCATAGACAATATACCGGCGCAAACATATTCGGCCGAATGGTTAGAAGAAAATGCAGATAAAATCATAAACGGCGCGTTAGTTCGTGAATGGGTTTTAGCGTCTCAATACACAGGAGATTTTATAAAACCCAAATGGAACGGAACAAATTACTATGAAAGCGCAACACCGGAAGAAATTACCGAGTACAATCGTAAAGACGTTCCACAGATTGTTTCACAGCGACAGTTACGCACGCAATTAGCCCTGCAAGGTATTCCATTTTCTGATATTGAAAATGCAATACAATCTTTGCCTGAACCTGACAGAAAGATAGCGGAAATCGCGTGGGATTACGCAGTTACGTTTGAACGCTACAGCCCATTGCTCATTAGTCTGTCCGGAATGTTAGGGCTTTCAGTAACCGATGTAGACAACATTTTTACGAATGCAAGTTTGTTATAGCTATGGGATTTATATTGGCTTTTTTAGCGCTATTTCTTTTTGTTGTCGTATATCTTGTTGAGGGTTTTGTTGTGTTGTTTGTGGGGGTAAAAAATCGCAAATGGTACAAAGTGACCTCCCGCCGCAAGTTTATGAAAGCCTTTAAAGTTGACGTTTTCGGAAACTATCTTTTTGCAGATTTTTGGAACGTCGCCCTTTCCAAAAATGGCTACCAATTTGGGGTGTTTGGCGAAACACTTTCGAGCTGCTTTGGCAAAAAACGTCTCGAAAGATCGCTCACATGGTTTGGTTGGCTAATCAGTATTGTAATAGATGTGGTTGACTTTACCAAGTGGCGTAAAGGAGGCCACTGTAGAGCTTCAATTATGACCGATCAGGAAATTGCCGATTTTCTAAACAGATAAACTATTTGGAGGATAGAGTTAAAAAGAGTCCTCCAGTATTAAATAAGTTTCCTACGCTAATTTAACCAAAGAGCCCACAGGCTACTGGAGGACATAAGTCTTTCAGTGCTTGTGGGCTTTCTTGTTTAGCGTAGGAGCGTCAAAGGTAATCATCAATTTTTTAATAATCAATCATCAATCAAAAAATGAACAAAATTCACGAAATTTTAAACAAGATTCTGACTAAAGGGAAAGTTCAGAACAATAAAAAAGGGGCAATTACCTATTTATTAAATCAGCAATTGCATTTAAAGCCAATAGACTTGTTGGAGTTGTTTGAGGGGCATGCTGTAGCAAAAAAGAAGTTAAAGGACGAACTCAACTTGTTCATGGCCGGTGAACGCTCAACGGAAGCATATCGAGAAATCGGCGTATCGTGGTGGGATTACTGCGGTCCTATTTTGGTTAACAGCTATCCTACTTACTTTGAGCAATTGCCAAAGCTTATCGAAAAGATTAACCGGGAGAAAAGAAACTCAAAAAATTACGTACTATTCTTGGGGTCAAACAACACAGAAACCAATCAACAGCCCTGTTTAAGCCTAATACAATTCCAAATTGATAACGGTAAGCTTATTTTGAGCGCATATCAGAGGAGTTCTGATGCAAATTTAGGATTGCCTTCAGATATTTATCATTTGTACCTTATAAGCAAGCAGATTGATGCTAAATTGAAGAGTATAACATTGTTCCTCGGTAATGTGCATATATACGAGAATAATATTGATAACACTAAAGAACTCTTAAACGGAAAATCCGTTAAGTTTAATTTGAACGTCAACTCTTAA